TTTAAAAATTACTTCTTCTTTGTTATATCCTCTTTTTGCGTATATTGTGAATCTAACACCTATATTAATCACATAAGCATTTTTTAAGTTTATAGCATCAGTTAATATTCTGTACTGTCCCATATAAGTTTTTAAATTTCTTTTTGTCGCTTGATTTACGTTTACAAGTTTTTTGTTGTTATCATACCCTAAAACATAAAAGTTTAATGCCATAGGATTAGGGACTCTAACTTCTAAATCAGAAACTTTCAATGATTCGCCTTTGTCAATAAATTCTGTCTGTAAAGTTTCTGGCGTAATAACATCACCTTGTATTACACCTTCACCTGAATTTAATTGATCATCTTGTGTGATGTAAACTTTTGCAACATTACCATATTTTGCAGGTAAGCTATAAATTCTTGTAATATAATCTTGTTTTGTTACTGCTCTTGATTGAGCTTGAAAAAACTGTTTTACATTTTCTTTTATTTCATCTATTGTTTCTGAACCTTTTCCGCCTGTAGCAGGTCCAGGATTGTTAACAGATATTGATGCTTGTGATTCTTCTACCAAGGTAGCGTCTAATCCTGTATTGTTTATTTCTGAAGTTATGCTCCTTAAAGAATTAATACTGTTTGAAGGAACATTATCATCAACGCCACCACCAACAGAATACTTTATTGTAAGTGTCGTGTTTGCTGGTGCAACACCATAAACAGCTGTCTCCAAAAAGTTAGCAGGATCTAATGCAGAATTAGAATTTAAAAAGTCAGAATTAACATTTGAATTTCCGACTGTTGAAGGATTAGGTATCACTTCTTCATCATTTTCTGTTGCAGTTCCTGATCCGAATCTTAGCTGATATGATCCATCTGATTTTATGTAAGACTTATATCTCTTTTTTGTCCTTAACAATTTAATCATGTAAGGTGTAGTGTCATTAAAAGCTGCCAAATTAGGATCGAATTCAGCATCATTTCTAACTTCTTGATAAACTAAATCTTGTGCAAGTGACTCAACTTGATACCACTTACTAGCACCGCCATCAGTTACAGATATTATTTCTAATACATTTTTATTTGCCAGCGTGACCATATCATAAGCTTTAGCTGAACCGAATGTAAAAGTTTCTGTTATAACTTCACCGCTAACAGCTCTTGCTTGTTTCTTTAAGAGATATTTTGTTATTGTTCCGTCAATTTCATAAGGTTCCACAACAACAGGGTCCAATGAGCCTGATGTACTAAAATCAACTTCACTAACTGTTCTAAATGTTTTACTATATTGGTCTGAAGCTATGACAGTTCCTTCTTTGATTCTGTGACCGTATCTAAAGTCTGGTACTACTGTATCACCAGTTCCTGTAGCTGGTACTGTTTGAAAGAAATCAACTGTAACATTTGAAGGTGTAGAAATTTTTGGTCTATATCCGTATGATTGTGCTATATCGAAGACAGTTTTTCTTTCTTCTGCATAAGCCAATAAAGATTCACGAAATTGTTCATCGATATAAAATGAAAGTATGTCACCTACATAAGCAGCCATTTCGATAAACATCATTCCAGGACTAGTTTCATTAAAGTCTGAGTATGATGCAGGAAAGTATGTTTTAGCATACTCAATAAGATCACTTCGTAATCCTGTAAAATCTTTGTTTAGAAAATTAATATCTTTTGGTCTTTGTTGATCGATAGCCATTTTATTCTCCGGCTCTAGCTAAATTTAGTGTAATAGAATCTGTTGCTCCGGGATCTACGGATGTAGAAAATGTTAAACTAACGTTTACAAGATTTTCATTCTCTCTAAGGTCTACACTTATATTTTTTATTATTACGTGCGGCAACCATTTTGTGACTGCCTCTCTAATTGATGTGTCTATTTTTACACTTAACGAGTCATCCATCGGTTCGAATAAAACATTAAATAAATCACACCCTAATTCAGGCTGATTAACTCTTTCACCCTTTACAGTTAATAATAAATTCTTTAAATTTGATTTTGTTTGGTCACTTAAACTTTTTGTAGATCTAAACCAACCGTTCTTGCCGCGAGAAAATGGAAGAGATACACCGATAAATGTATCCGGATCTTTATCACGTGTTCTTACAGCTGCGTTTCTTGGATTTTCTAGTGCCATTATTTTAATCTTCCTTTAGGGTTTAATAATGCTTTTAAAAGATCACCGCTAAGTTCTCTAAACTTTCCTCTTAACTCACGAGACCTACCCCGTGTAGTTAAATATCTTCCAGCTGAAGAAGTTGACAACCCTAACTCTAAATCATTTTTCATTTGTTTAACTAAATTATCTCTTTCTATTAGATTAGGTGTCTGTTGAAGTCTTGCAACATAGTCTGCCATAAAGACAAATGATTTTTTCTCTAAAATAGGTGGTCCACCACCACTCCCAAATGAAACTTCAGCTTTCTCAACATAATCATGTATAGCTTTTGCATCTTTTGTTGCTTCTTTAATATTACTACGCATTTCTTTTATTTTAGCCTTAGTCTTCAGAAATTTATTCTGATTTGTATGCTCGTGCTTTATATTGGCTAAATTAAAAATTAATCTTTTAAGACTTAGTGCCATGTTTACCCTCTATAGCTTTAACAACTTTTGCTGAATGTCCACTCATTGCCTTCTTCATAAAGTCTGGTGTATCAGCAGTTGGCTGCATTGGCACACCTCCTGCTATTTCTCCCATTCTATCTGAAGTGTATGCGCCACCACCCATAGTTGGCATTGACTCATGACCAATTCCACCTTGAGTCTCATTTAAAATCTTATTCAATACAGGATCTTTTGCAAGTTGCCTTTCCTCTCTTGGCTCTTTCATATATGAAGGGATATTCGCCTCAGTATTTTCTAAGGCTGCCAATTCAGGTGTTGTAGTTTGACTATTTACTGGTTGTGTTGGAGTAACTAATTCTTTCACAACTATGTTTATTTGTCTTGCTACTTCTTTTTCAACTGTTTCCTTTATTATCTTTTTAAGTGCTGTTATTGTATTTGACTTCATTTTTATTACCTTTATTTTTACTCTATAAAATCTGCAGTTGCTTGAATATCTTCTATTCTTGTCAAGCATGCAGATATATCAACTATTTGTGCATCAAGTATTGCTCTCATTTCTTGTTCAGAAATTGTAGCATTTTCAGACTGACCTGATGCTCCTTCACTACAAACTTTCCAACCTTCGCCTGGTATTTCAAAAGATTCCACTTGATATGTGTGATCTTCTTCTTGTTCAACTTCTGGCGGAATAGCTCCAACATATACTTTTTGGTTTTCAAACTCTACACATCCACCAGTAATTAAATCTCCAGGACTTAAAGCTAGTCCTGGTTTTAAATATAGGTCTAAATCATCATTTAGTTTCGAAACTTCTGCGTCTAACTCATCTCCATATCTACCAGCACTTCCATCACCCATGTCACCTTTTCTCTTACCTTCTATCCAAGTGCCGCCTAATGCTTCACAATCTTCTTTTGATAAGCCATCTTCCAAACCTCTCTGATTAGCGCATGCCTGTATCATTGCTGATAGTGTTGCTATTAATGTGGGCAAAACTCTGTTTGCGTCTAATATTGATCTTGCAAGTGTATCTATCATTTGTGCCAAACCTAAAACCATTTGTTTTATCATCATGTATACTAGTGCTAGCTTGACTGCCTTGCCAACCATAAATATACTTTCAATTATTCTTATAATTCTTTTTACAGTGTTAACAGCAGTCCTTACAGCTTGTACTACTTTTCTTATTTGTGATAATATTCTTTGTATATCTCTTATAAGCTGTAATAGTTTTTGTGCTTCTGGTCTGTACTTACAAACATCTCCTTTTGGATCATACTTTGCTTTGTCTGCTAGCATTTGTACTTTTCCTACAAGTTTAGTTTGTAGTTGTGTTACTTCATTAATTTTTTCTTGTATAGGAACCCACCAAGTCATATCTAAACCAGGAATGTCTAAGTCCAGGTCAAAGTCTATGTCCAGATCTATTACTCTTTTTGTGTCAGACCTAACATTTCCTGCTAGCTCTTGTAAACTACAGTAGTCTTCTTCACCTCCACCAGCAGGTGATATTACAGCACCATCAGGCCCAACTTTAAATCCCGGCCCTGGGATTGTGAACGGTGCTTCATAAACAGTGCCATCAGGTCCAATAATTGTACCATTGACAATTAAGTCACCTTGTAACAAATCAGCGTCAGCTCCAAAAAGCCTAACCTCACCACCATAACCTGCATGTATAACTTCTACAGTTGATCCTTCACAAACTTCCCAACCTGGTTCAGTTATAAAAAACGGCTCAGGAGCATTTAATTTTGTTCCAATTGGTGTTGTCACAAGAGGATCCATTTCTAATTGATTTTGAGGAATATCAAAAATCTCAGCAACAGCTTTGTTTTGTTTTTCTTCTTCTTCAGTTATAGGTTCTTTTATGAAGTTGTTAGAAACTTTTACAGCGCAACCAATTAATATTTGATCTCCCATAAGAAGTTTTGCACCACCAGAAAGTGTCCTTCTAAGACTAGTTATATTATTACAATCTAACATTATTTCCCTTGTTTAGACACATAAACGTGTTTGCTTAATAAAGCTTCTTTTAAATTTTGTTTACTAAATTTTCCTCCTGATCCGAACAAAGAACTCATTGAAGCACCAGCCTTTTGTTTTAGAGGATCAATACTAGGCGCACCTGCCAACGGACTTATTCCTGTTCCAGACTGTAAATCAGTTCCTGCAGATTCTAAAGCTTGTGCCATATAAAATAGTAGGTCAACTAGTGCATCACCTAAAACAACTGGCTGAACGCCTACAGCTTCTGGTTCTGCACCAACATAAACTCTTTTACCTATAATATGAGAATCATTTTTAGATATTAAATTTAAATTATATCCAGAATATATTCCTACATTATTGTTGTTGCCTTCTTTTGTATTGAAAACTAATTTATCAGAGTCTATTAATATTTGTTTACCAGTGTGTGTCGATGGTGTTATTTCACTGTTTACATTCCTTGCAGGAGTTAGTCTAATTTCTTCTTTTTCTAAAATATAAATTGATCCTGCATCATTTACAATATTTTCTGGCTTTGGTGTGTCTATCTTTTCATCATCAGTATCGGTATTTGCTATTCTTAATTTTATTATTGGTCCGGACTTCGCCTCTACATTATCGTTTTTACCTAATTTTATTGATTGTCTCTCTCTACCATCTAGTACAATATCTCCAGCAATCTGTCTTGTAGGTCTTGTTGGCTCAGGCTTAAATCCCTTTAATTTTTCTTTATAATCTTTACTGTCGTGTTTACGTCTTTTACCACCAACATCTGTTGCGCCGACTACTGAATTATGATTAGATGATCTTCTTACATTGATAGGATTGAAATAATATGCGATGTCTCCTAAACATATGATTGCAACCATCTCACCGTAAACGGGATATTTTTTAATGTTAGCTTCTAACGGATAAATCCAATCAGTCGGTAGATCAAACCCTGGATAGCATTGTACTTGAATACACCCGATATGACGATCATTGACGCCTGCATTTTTCTCGACATCTTTCTCGTTGTATATTACACCTGTCACCTCAGCTGAAATGATTTGAATTGATGCAGTCTTTAGTTTATCAACTAGGTCTAAACCAATATCTCTTGCACGCTTCTCGGTAACAAGATCATCGGAGAATTCCACAGGATTGAGTTTATTGACTTTATCTATCCAGATTCCGCCGTAACGTTCGACAGTATTACTAGACATTTACTACTCCTGTATTTGTAGGTTTATATCATCTACCTCATTTTGTATTGTTTCTGTCGCTTTGCTTATTCTGTCTAGAATACCCTTCTTCTCTTCATCAGAAAGACCAAATTCTGTAGAATCAGACTTGCCTTCAACAGACATAACGCGTTGCACAACTGCGGCGAGCTTTACTAGAAGCTCATCATTTCTTATATTAGCTTCTGTAAAATCACTGATCATAGGAAACAATTGAATTGCAGTATTGGGATCTTTTATAAACACCATGAGCTCTTGTATTAAACTCTCTATCTGTACTTTGTTTCTTTTGGTATTGTTATCGATCTTCTTAAAGAGATCTGAAAGATTCATACCTTCATATATTTCATAATCGTTAGACATAAAACTAGCCTTTTGATTATAAATATAGAGAAATACAGTATTATATTTATTTAGTTATTTGGAACCATCTTATCAAATAACAGATACCAATTCCAGCTCCTAACGAATTTATCAGGTAATAATTCCTCACTCTCGAGTTTTGCATACATCGGTGTTTTTAACGGTGAATCATTAATTGCAACACCTGTGTATCTATGAATTCTCATAAAATAAAGAAAATTATCATAGTCAAATAAACCTCTATAAAAGAATTGATGTCCCATTCTCCAATTTGGTATGCTTATCCATAATTTATCTGTGTTTAGATGATATAGATCTTGTATAACTTTTGTAGGATTGGGTAAGTGTTCTAGGACATCATTACAAATTATTAAATCATAACTTTCCAATAATCCATCAGAGCTAACACCTTCTCTAAGATCTTTAACAAATATTTCACCAGGCCACCCTCTCTTGTCGTGTGATTTTTTAGCGTTCTTTTTATCAATCATGTGGTATGTTATACCATCTAATGCGCCTAAGTCATCTAGGTGCTTACATAGTCCTCCTGGCCCACTTCCAATTTCTAATATAGTTTTTACTTTATGTTCATTAATTCTATATTCTAATATTTTAGCTTCATGTTCATATCTTGAAATCCAATCTAGATCATCTAACCTAGTGTCATTTTCCCACTCATCAGGTCTATTATAATCTTCAAACGGATCAAATTCTTCTTCGTTTTTATTATGCTTTATTCTTAGAAGAGACATTAATAAGCCCTAGAAGATCCTGATGCTGAAATATAACCACTCTGTTCCCATTGTGTGTTTAATGTTTTAAAATGATTTCTCATTACATTAAGAACTTTTGTTATGTGCTGTGTCTGTGCACCTGATATTTCTCTTAAAAGAATGTAGAGCGCTTTTTTATTAAAGATCTCAATACTTTCTACACGGTCCATAAGATCAATTATAGAATATGCAATATCAATATCTCTTTGTTTCTTAAAAACTGTTTCTGTATTTGTTTTCCAATAATCAATAACAGAGTTATAAAACATGCTGCCTTCTCTTTTCTCTATATCTTTTTCTTCGTATACAACTTTCTTTACATCTTTATGTTTTAAGTCAATCACATCAGTGTGTGTTTTCATCTTTTTATAATTTGCGTTATTATGGCAAATCAGCCAGTTTTTAACTACAACACTAAAATAGCTAAATGCTTTTCCTTTACCCTGTTTATATTTGTCCAAACGTGTAATCATAAAAGATATAACTTCATGTTTTACTGTTTCTGTAGGAACATCAAAGTGATAAAATTTAAAAGTGTGAATTATATTTTCTACAAGTTTTTCAAACGGTTGTCTAAGATGTTCATTGTATATAGCATTCTTTTCTCTCCAGTCATCTGTAGCATTGTAATCGACAATTCCTTGCTCAGTTCCTTCATGAAAATACATTCTTGTTTTTGATTTTTTACGTGGCATTATTTTTTTCCTTCTAATAAGTTGTCTAAATTATCTACTTCTTTTTTTAACATTTCGAATGTTGTTCCTGTTTCATCATCAGACTCGAAAGAGCCCAATGTATCGATCTCTTGCATGTTTTGTATTGTATCACGGATTGTTGTGTAAGTTCCATCTAAAACTTGTTCTAAGAAATCAACTTTATTGTACAAATTTATTATTACATACAATTGTACTATTGATACTATACCAAAAAATACTAGTGCTATTGTCTCAATCATTTTCAAATAACCCCTTTAGTTTGCTAACATCTAGATTTTTTACTAGTTCTTCTTCTTGAGATTCACCTTTCATATACTTTGGAAAGTCTATACGAGATTCACCTGATAACATAAAAGTTTCTTTCTCTTGCCTAGCAGCAGAGCAATCTGCAAAGTGTATAATGTGAGGCAAATTAGTTTTCATTGCTTTCCATTCTGCACCTTCCATAAAGTAAGATGTATTTTGTTCGTTATACAGCCCATCTGCAAGTCTAACACCTAAGTATTCTGATTCTGACATTGTAATACCAAACTGGTTTAGTATCCATATTGCTCTATCAGTAACTGTCATATAGTGTATTGCGGGATTGTGGTTATAATATTCTTGTAACTTCTTTGCACGCCATTCATCTGTGTTTGCAGAATAATAATCATCGTCCATATTTCCAATCTTTCCAAGGTCATGGAACATAGCTGCAAATACAACGGACTCAGCTGATATATCATCAACGTGCATACCCTGTGCTTTGAATAGCTCATAGTAACTTAACGACCACTGTATTATATTAAGAATGTGCGCTACGTAACCTCCTGGAAATGCGTTGTGATACCAAGCTCTCCCTGAGGCTGGTGCCATTATCATTCTTTCTTCGAAATGTTTGTGAAGTAACTTTATTTTTTCTAGACGTTCACCTGTAAAGTGAGTCTCTATAACTTTGTTTAGTTCAGACCAATTCTCTTGTATCTGATCTGCGTTTGGTCTCATGCGTTCTCCTTAGTCCAATTTAATTTAAAAATATCTACGTTTGTAAATTTGTACGGCTTGACATGTTCTGATTCTAATATATCAACTACATTTACCCATTTAGGATTCATCGTATCTCTAACTTGATAAACACCGTCTTTTCCGTCTGTTCCTTTTAATAATACAAAGTCACCGTAATTAAATGGGCCTCCCCAACGTGTTAGTAAATTACGTGATAGTGCAACAAATTTATATCTAGATGCGTGATGTATTCTTATTCTAGTTCCATCAGCTGTTATGTCTGGTGTGTCATCACATTGAATCTCATTTGGTTGATACATTGTTACATCAACTTTAATTCCGTGTTGATAAAACTCAGAGAGCCTGTCAGACAGACCTTTGTTTTGACTTGCAAGAAACTCATAGTGTTCATGATATGTTTCTTTATTTGCCTTCATAAAACGAGTGGCGACATAGCCGTTTATCGTAGTTATAAACGCAATTAATATTAGATATTTGCTTAAGTTCTGCATCTTTGTGCTCTCCTTTAATTTGTTATGTATAAATCTAACCCTTTTTTAGGACAAAGTAAAGGCTTTTTTTGCTTTTTTTTGCTTTTTTTAGTCAATATCTAGACTGTATTTCTTTGACAATTCTATTTTTTCCTGTTGTCTAGATTTCTTCTTTTTTGTTTTGTGTACTTTTGTCGCTGGTATTGGAAAGTCAGACATCTTTGGTTTGTAGACTTTTTTCATAACTACTCCCATTCATCTGAATCAACGAATTGGTCATAACCCTGATCTAAATTTTCATCATCAATTTGTAGATCTTCTAATAGTAATTCAACAGCTGCCCAGTCTTTTTCATAGATTGCAGCTTCAAGACGTAATATTATTTCTTCACGTTTCATAATATAGGACTCCTGTCTGTTCCCTACTAAGTATGGATATTCAGGTAAATTTAGGCTGCTTATTGTTGTTGAATTTTTATCAACATTGTATAATAAATTAATTCTCATGCTTCACCTAATTTATAATTTAACATCTCTGCTTTTTTGCCACGCTTATTGTTAACTTCCTTCCAGTAATCATAAATCATATGCTCAAATATTTCCTGTACACACTCATTAATATCCTGATTGATGTACTCTGATTTGGGCATAAGCGCAGGTAGAACTTTCCAAACCTTTGACAGCTCATACTGTAATGTTTCAAAGTCTAATATTGGTGCTGATTGATCTATCATGTCTTGATTCTCATACATTTAAATATCTTCCTCTTGTCGCTTTGGTGTGTCCGGCATCTTAATTATTTGTAGCTTCATCTCCTCAAGCTTGCTTATCCATTCTTCTAACAACTCTATTATTTTTATTTTTGTTACATCGTGATCGTCATTGTCAAGTATTTTATCCACCCATTTTTTATAAATGCCTAAAAAACCAGACAACCATATTGCTATTTCAGACCTCTCTTCAGGCCAAGACTTCTTCATCATAATCTCCTTAATTAAGTGTAAAGAATAACTTGTATCTAAACTTTCTATTTAAAAAGTATAGTGTTATTATTGCTTTATAAAGCAAGTCCAAAGCTTTATTTTTTGTAGTAAATTCTAGCTCATCAACAATAATAGTATCATCCTGCGTTGGACCATGCTTTTCTATCTTATGTCTGTGAGACCAGAATTTTATTCCAAAAAAGTTTCCTTCTTTTAGAATGTCATTGAAATAAAGTTTATTCATATCTGTGGTGTATGTAACAACTTTAAACGTTATCAGTCTAGATAACATTAATATTTTAGTTATTGCTCCTCGTCTAAGGCCTCTGTGATGCACTACCTCGCAACCTAACGGAGTTAAGTATTTTAAGAGTTTTCCGTCTTTAGTCGTAAATTGCTTCTTAACAAACCAAAATGATTTATTTTTTATTACAGTTGTAAATTTCATATTTTTCTTATTTCCAATAAGTATCGTGGCGAAGTCCCTTAATTAATAAAGCTTCTTCAATTTTTTCTGCTATCACTTGTCTAGCTGCAATAGATTCTAAGTTTGTTTGTGTTTTTGAAAACTCTTCTAAGACGTCTTCTATCACTTTTTTATCAATTGTCAATTCTATCTTCTTTTTCATATTAACCCCAAATCATAAAATAACAGTAAACACCAGCAAGAAAAACACACACAGCAATCTTTAAATACTCCATAATTTCATCTTGTTTTGTAAATGATATAGGGCTTTTTCTTTTTTCTACTTTATCCCAGCTTGTCATTATTTTTCTCTCTCCTAATAAGTTCCATTATGTATTGCCTGACTAATTCTCCTAATTGCATATTGTTAGGATTTTCCTCTACTAATTCTTTAACTACATCAATTGGTTTTTTCATATAGCTGTCCTGTCCCAATCAATTTCATATCCGTCATTTAAAAACGTTTGTGCTCGTTTATATTTCATCACTCTTACAGCATCACCTTTTTTAATTGTAACCAATCTATTACGACCAATTTTCTTTTCTGTTCTCTTAACAGTAGCATCTATTTTTCTATCCATACAAATTACTCCGTTTAAATGATCAATCTCATGCTGTACGCAGACTGCTTCTAATGTCCTTAATGCTCTGTCTTGCTTTTTATCATCTGTTTCCCAGCTTCCTTTTCCAGATTCTCCTGTGTCTACGCCACTAAATATCATCGTGCCTTCAACAGTATCTGAGCTAACTTCTACTGTTTCGTATCGTCTGGTTCGTACTCTTTTGCCAGGGTAAGATAGACAACCTTCATAATAATTAATCTCATTTTCCTTTGATATAATCTTCGGATTGATGAATACCAAAGGCTCACGAACATTGACAACGGCCACTTGTGCATCAATTCCCACTTGATTAGCTGCCAACCCAATACCGTCTTTTCTTTTGTTAAGTATCTGAAATAGTTTCGTTGCGATAGCCATTCCTTCTTCAACGGTGACCTCCTTTAATTGCTTACGTATAACAGGATTGTCATGCTTATTACAGTCTATGACTTTTTCCAAGATGTCGCCCCTACTTTTTTTATGTATAACTGTGCATCTTCATCGTTCTTTGCGACGAACTTCACCGGTACTGCATCTTTACCTACACCTTCAAGATATGTGTACGGCTTGTAGTCTGAAAACTGTTTACTTTTCTTTGCCATTGATTGACTCCTTATATAACTGATTGATTGATTTTGTGTCTCCACCTTGTTTTATCAAGGCCTCTTTTCTTGTCATTATTGTCATTGGAACATCAGATAGATTTAATGGTCTACCATATAGATCACACATAACTTTTTCTTCTAACCATTGTGTTTTAGTCATTATTCCCAGATCCTCGCAATCCTTCTTATAAAACCCAGTGTTGCTCCAAACCCTAATGCTATTCCAGCTACTTGTAGGTTACCCATATACAATGCTATCGATGATAACAGATATGCTGTGAATCTAAATACTCCATATATTGAAAAGTCATTTTGATTTTTTAACTGTGTTTTTCTATCCATTACTTACCTGCCTTATGATTCAAGAAATCTTTTTGAGCTTCAATTGCCTTCTTAAGTTCTTTCTTTTCTGCTGCCATCTTAATAAGCTTCTTAGTTTCTTTTTTTCTTTTAACTTCTTTTGCTGCTAGTCTGTCTTTTTTAATAGCACCAACGTCAGTGACTTGTCTCTTACCTTTAAGTTTAGGCTGCTCCACACCCTTGTGGTAGACGTTGCCCTCACTGTCCACAAATTCCTTCATCCATCTCCATCCACGTGGACGTCCAGTAGATTTAGAAGTTCCACTGCCTTTTCCGAATAGTTTTTCTCTTTCGTTTTCTGTCATCAAGCTTAAACATAAACGCATCACTGCAGTACTACACAATACAGATTTAATATTTGTGCTTACATTAGCAACAGGTTCTCCTGTTTCTCTACAGTCCATGTATGCCACCCCATCTATGAAGTAGCCACCATTTTTCTTGAATGTTTCATTCATATATTATTTTCTCCTTATAAAGAATATTGTGAGTTAAATTCACAGTTCATTAAAATAGATGTGTAAAGATCATCATGATTATCTGTATAATCCTCAGCACCAAAATCTACATATATCTCACCTTGATTAACACTATTTTCTGTGTTATCATATATGTGATGAACATGTATTTCAAAATCATTTTCTTCATATACAGCACCTAATTCTGATACGTTCCTATCTTTATCGATGAAGCCTAAATCTTTCATGTAGTCTATGAAACCAATTTGTTCATCTGTTTGTTGATTGTCTAACATTGTTTTGTTATCGAAAAGTTCTTCTTTCATTGTAACCTCTTATTTGTTATGCTATAACTTAAGCCTTTTTCGCGACAAAGTAAAGGCTTTTTTTTAATTATTTTTAATTTTTTCTTCATTACGCTTATTTATTTCGCGTAAATCTACTGCACCCTTTGGTAACTCTGCTTCATAATGAATACCTTCGTTACCATTCTGACCGATTATATCCATTCGCTCTTCGTCTTCTTCTGTGTATAACGGGATGTCCTCTTTTGGTGGCTTAACTTTTTTTGGTTGTTTTTCTTTATACATCTCCCACCAACGTTTTTTATTCTTCTTGCGCTCTTTCTTAACTGGAACACCTGTTGACAATTCAAATGCCATATTTGCAGCAATAACAAGTGATACAGCTAACGGATCAAATACGAAGATTAATATGAATATAAAGAATTTTACAACTGTGTCTATTTCAGTATTAAAAACTCTTGCCAAATAGATTGCCGGTCCAACATCAACACCTGTATCAACTAACTGTGCCTTTAGATCACCTATTTCTTGTTTAACATCTAGTGTTTGCTTATTGATTTCAGTAATTTGTGGCTGGTATTCTTCTCTTAACTTCTTTCTAGCAGTCCTGTAATTATCAGGTAATTCTGCTATAGCGTCTTCTAACTCTTTTTTTAGAAAAACTTTATCTTCATTTAACTGTTCTAGCTTGTCTTCTTTAAACATAAGCACAGTAGACTGTTTTTCAAAAGTTGTAGTTGCTCCCTGATATGCATTTGACAAATAGCCAAATATACCTGCTGAAGTAATTACGATAAGAATAAGTGTGCCGACTAATAAATAGTTTCTTAAGAACGTGGGTACTGTATTCCAATATCTGTAGAGAAATGAGGCTGTCACTAACTTAGCAAATTCTAGTGATCCTGCCATTATAACAACACTCATTTGTGCGCCGGCAAATAACTTTGATAATCCGAACACAGAGAAAAATGCTGCACTGAATGCTACAGCGCCAGCGCTAATCGCGACTAGGTACGGAAATAATTTTGAGTTTACAAAATCCATATAGTATTAAATATCATCGAACTCAGCTTCTAGAATGTTTTGACAAAAGTAATATTCATTATTATTTCTTAAGACTGTATCAGCATTCCACTGTATTTTCCAAAACTGAGTCCCCCTTTCATCACAGCTGGGGACAGATTGTTTTCCTTTTACAAGGTACAACTGCCCCGCAACTTCGATGATTTGTTTCACTATGAAGCCACCCTAAGCCTACACACAATTCCCGTTTTCCTTAGTTTATAGTGTAAGAAACGGAAAATCACCTCTTCACAGATCAACGTCATAACCTTAACTTATTTTAACAAAAGTTTTCTTAGGTTGCTCTGGCTCAATCTTCGGTATTTCAATGGATAAAATCCCATCTTTGAAATTAGCCGTAATATCATCACCGTCTAGTGATTCACCTAATGTAAACTTTCTCTCAAAAGCAGAGTGCTTTAATTCACGCCTAAGAACTGTAGCCTCGGCATCTTCATCAAAACCGTGCTTGCTGCCTTTGATTGTCATAACTCCATCTTCGACTTCAACGTCTAGATTCTTTTTGTCAATTCCAGGTATTTCTGCAACAACACCAACTTTGTCTTCGTACTCATACACATTAACTTTTGGGTATGCTGTTCCAGAAAATGGATTAACCCCAACAGTCTGCGCGACTTCTGGGAAGTTTGTTTCAAACATACTATCAAACATCCTGTCAAATGGTGTTAGAAAGTCATCTCTTTTTATTATTAAGCTCATTGTTTTTCTCCTTATGTTATTCTTATGAACTAACTCGAGTACCTAATTGATTAGCGTACCCATATATTATAGAGAAAAAACTATGCCAGACTTCACCGTATGTCATATTGTCATCCTTTTTTTATAACTTATTTTTTTGTATGTCATTTTGACTTACCTTAATTCTGCTCCAATAGCTTTTGCACATTCTTTAATTCTATTATCCCATTTATTTCTTCCTATGGCATCTAGAATTTGTTGTGATTGTGTCCTGTTGAACGGCTTTGTAATTACTTTGTCTTTTATGTGAACAACAGTATTGTCAGACTTCGCACAGCTTTCTAAGAATTTTAGAACTTCTGCGAATTGATTGTAAGCCGCAACATTTGCGCCGATTCCTTTTGTCTGGTTCGTCAGTAGAATGTACTGATCATATCCTGATAGTTGATTGTATTCCATTTTTATACCTTTATGTTTAAGTTTGAAAATTGTAGCAGTATTATTGCAATTGCTAATATTATAGAAATTATTGTGTGCCATGCCGGTATTTCGTTTAGTATTAACCATGTCATAATGCCAAATATAACTGTTCCTAAACCAAAACCAATCATTCTTATATTCCATACACCACCAAAAATTAAGTATGATAATGATGCTGCTTTCCACAATAGCCAACCGATCGGTATTCCGAGCAGCACTACTACTATGTCGTTGTTAAGCCATTGGCCTAATTTTCCTTCAAGAAATTGTCCCTGTATTTGAAACCAAGCAAATACATTCGCAACAACTAGATAAATTATTAATACTGTAATTTGATTCATATTCCTATTATATCCTCATCATCCTTTCTTTCAGGATAGTATTCATCTTCAACTTGATTAGCTTTTAAATGTTCTTCTTTTAAACGATCCATTTTTTCTTGATCAGCATTTAATGCTTGATAGATAGTAGTAAATAAATCTTTTATTGCAGCCCATAGTGATTTCATACTTGGCTCCCTCATTTGTGTGTGTGAAAGAATTTCTTTTTATTAAAAGTCTTAAGTAGATCTTTGACATCATCTAATTCTTTTTGAATAGTATTTAATTGTTTATTAATCTTCTTATTAGACTTATCTGCTTTATCATCTATGTCTTCTGTCATCATGTATAGATCATCTAGATCTCCACCGATTTGTGCCATTCGTGATTGTGTTAAGTTGACTGATGATGCGAATTCATCAATCGTTACCATTCTATTTAGTTTAGTGTCTATGCCTCTTTTCATCTCAGCCAATGCTTCATCTGCAACCTGACCAGACTCTATAAGTTTACCTAAGAATGTAATATCATCTAGTATTTTTCTTAACTGACTGACATAACTCTGTATTGTTTTTGGATCACTTAGATCAGTGAACACAGCGACTCTTTCATCAGTCTTTTTATATTGTTCACCTAATTCTGCTACACGATCGTTTGCTTTTTGAACACCAAGATACAACCCTGATGTAAAGCAAAATAAACCGCATGCAGCTATTGCTATTGCTTGCTTCATATTTTTACCTCAATTCCTATTTTAGCTTTATAAAATTCTTTGCCTTGAAGTTTGGATATTTCGCCTACATTATACAACCTAATTTTTTCAGTGAGCTTGTATGACACTTTAAACTTGTCTTCAAATTCAAACGTATCTCTACCGTCTTCTTCACTTGGCGGTAAGTAGCCATCAAAAGAAACATCAACTTCTATTTTATCTTTGTAATACGACTTCTTTTTAGACATACCAAAAGATATGAATGTCACAAAGTTTCTACTGAATAGATTTTCATTTGTATTACGACTGGTAAAACCAAATGATAAACTTTTGAAACTTCTTCTTGCATCAATTTTGAGATACCTTACATCTTGACTTTGTTTATCCATATACTCAGGTTTGAAATAAATACCATTGTCAAACTTATACCAAAACAAATCATCTATATAGAACTCACCAAGTTCTCTTTCCCATTGTCTGTTAGCATAAAAATTATCATTACTAATTCCAACACTAACCTCATAATCATCTGGGTTAGGCTGTGTATTTGGTGTCCTTGCAGCGAATGAACTGAATAACATTACACCTGCTAATAAACTGTCTAATACCATTCTATTCTCCTAGCCTATTTTTAATAAGCCTTTTTGTTTTTGCTCCAATGAATCTCTCTACCTCTACTTCACCGTCCATTATAATTGTAGTTGGAACTGAACGAACCACAAATTCTCTCGCTAAATCCTCATTAGAATCAATATCAATTATTTCTATTGGAAGTCCATCTGATTTTAATTCTTCCATAATTGGTTTGAATTGTTGACAGGGTCCACACCAAGTAGCTGTAAAATATTTTGCTGTTTTCATTTTAGTCTCCTGTTAAAGAACTCATCTATGAATCCTTTTGCTGTATACATCATCCCTAGATAGAAAGAGATTTCTATTATCTCCATATATCCTATTGCGTTTAGTGCATTTATGTCCATTCTTCTCTCCTTCCGAAGTCGTTTTTTTCTATTCTATTTTTTAAGTGTCGCTTATACCATATAAGAAACAAAAACATTTTTATCTTATCAACCGTGTATCTGATAATATCTCTCAACTGCCAACTCCTTATGTTTTGCCTCAACAACAATATCTAGTTCATGACCGTAAGTTTCGATCTTCTGATAGACATAATCAGAGTGTGCTTGTGCTCTTATCTTTGGATCTTCTTTTTCTTCACTCCTTGATTCTGAGTAATGGAAACACGGTGTGATTCCTTCAGGCCAAGTAGATGCTGCAAGTTCAACGGCAGCACGTTCCGAAAGATCACCAGGACAAAACCTATGGTGGTGATAATCAAATACAATTGGAATACCAACTCGCTTATAAACAAAATCATATAACTCCTGTGTTGAATAGCATGTTGCCTTGTCATCGTTCTCTACAGTTAGTCGCGTCTGGACTGACTCAGGAAGACGTTGAAAGTTTTTAACAAAGCGCCCTATCGCATTTTCTTTTTCGCCGTAAACGCCGCCGGCATGAATATTAATTTTATTGTATGGTGTTCGTGATAAACCCATCATATCAAATACTTCACCGTGTATCGTCAAATCATTGATACAGTTTTGAACTACATGTTCGTGAGGTGATGTAAGAACGTTAAATTGTCCAGGGTGTGTTGTTAACCTCAGACCGTGTGTGTTTGCTTTTGTGCCTGCTGAGTGTAACCATTGTTTAATCTCTTCTAGATCTTTAAGATCTGACCAATCATATTCTGTTTTCCAAGGTATCATTGTAGATGAAATCCTGAAAAGTTTGTAACCTTTTGCAATATTCCAATCTACTATCTTGTCCAGATCTCTTACATTTTTAAGAATTAATTCTGAAGCAAGGTCAGTACCTTTTGCTTCAAATGTGCGTTTAATCATTTTGCGACCTGTTGTAATCCTACCTACACCTTTTGGTTGTCCACCATATTGTTGTGGATAACTCAGTTGCATATTAATGCATGCATAACCTAAATTCATTTGCCCCTCTTTGTTTTTAATTACCATTTTCTACTTTCATTAATTATGTAGTTATAACTATCATCTGTTGACTGCCAGAATGCAGTTATGATTTCCCATTTCTTATGTTGTTTACAATACTGCGTCATCTTTTCTTGGTGATAAAGATCAACAGGTTTTGCATACACATGATTGGTCTGCCTAAGTTTATCATACACTGTATATCCGGTAGACTGCTTTATTACGACTGATTTGTTTATAGCACCATTTGATGCTGTTGTGCACCTTATGTGTGTCAATAATAAAAAGCCGATGATAAACCATTTAAGACTTTTTAGTACGACGTCTACGATATTTTCTTTTAGATTTAACAACTTTCTTTTCTTCTTTGCCAAGAATAAACTCTTGGACTTGTTTCATTATTTCTATGATCTTCATTAACTGTGTCCCATCTGTGTTTGCATCTCTAGTGCAGTAGCTAAATATAAATTTAACACTTTGTCAGTTGGTTGCACATTAAGATTATTGTTTTGGAATATTTCCCATGAATCTTTTGCATATTTGCCGATGCCGTGCAAGTTAATAGGATCGGCAAAACCGTCTATGTATTCCTGACTGAATCTTTTAAGTGTTGCTGCTCTCTTGTATTGCATGCCGAGTGGCATTAGTAGTTCTGACAACTCTGTTAGCTTAGCATTTGCCAAAGCTTTTGGTGTAGGAAACTTATCAAACAGTTTGTGCCTGACTTTATCTACTTGTTTTCTAGTTGTGAGGTTTAACATAATACAACAGACCAGCATTCTCCACGGGTCATTTTTATATATATCTTGCAAAAGTCTCAAATTGCGGATTTTTATCATATAACTTCGACGATTCTCGATTCTCTTACAGATGTTAATTCCCAGTGATTTGGGTTAGAAGACATTAACTCACCAATTTTCTTTTCAACAACTGATACTGAAGTTGCTTCACTTACAAGAATTTCTTCTTTTAGTTTCTTAATTTTAGTATTGCCCTTTGTGCCTACAGGTACTTCTATTTCCTGTACAACTGTTGCGATGTAGTATTTCATTTGTTTTCCTTTTCTTTCATTATTATAAAAATTAAAGTTGTCATTCCGCCAAGCAGCATGAGCATCATCATTACAATTGATTCGATCATACCTGCCTTCCGTTATTATAAACTGTTTTGCAAACAGGGAATCTTAATGAGAATTTTCCTGTCTTGTCTTGTGATTCTTCAAAATACTGAACAGTGATTTCTTTACCAACAATATCTTTTGGATTATTGTAGTAGTGATTTCTCTGATCCAGCGTAAAACCTGATCCAACAGATACAGTATTTCCTTTGTGTTCGATTAACACATTAGTCATAGTCTGTATTGTAACTTCTTGTTTAAGTTCTTTATCAACGATTCTGAATGGTCCGTACTCAATGTCTTTGACGATATATTCTTCATCGTGCATCTTCTTAACTTTAAGAATATCATTAGAACGTTTGCCTTTGTAAGGCGCGTCTTTACGAAGCATGATACCTTCCCAACCCATTGACTCAGCCATATTTAACAGATCAATAATCTCATCTTTATCGTTAACAAATTCATGCTTTACAACATCGATTGGAAAGTCGTGATCCCATAGTGGGTTACCGATCTTCCAATGTATATCATCATAACGTGCTGCAAAAGCTCTGTGTTCGCTTGATACACCAGAATCAAACTCTTCAAGTGTGAGAATATCGAACACCTTGAATTTAGGATTTTTAATTGTGTGATCTTTACGTCTGATCTCTTTGATAACTGATTGAAAGTTTTCATCGCCGTTAGCATCAACAATACATAACTCACCGTCCAACACAATGTTTTCATTCATGATAGAATGTTGAGCAATAGCATCTGTAACATTGCCTAGTGTGAAGAATTCTTTGCCCTGACGTGAAAAGTATTTTACAGTACCGTTTTCGATTCGCATGATAACTCTTACACCGTCAAGTTTTCTGGACCACATCCATTTATATGAACTAGGATCAAAGCGTTTCGCGTAGTCTTCATATTTTGTAGCAAGAGCAACATCAAATGTAGGAATCAAACCAGGAATAACTCTGTTAATTAGTTTTGAATCACAACGTGCTTTTAAGTTTCTACCGAAAATAAGTGATAACGGAAAGTCTGCACCAATTCTACGTCTGTAATTATTAACACAGCCTAGCGCAGTGTGACCTGTAATATTTCTTTCGCTTAACATTTTTAGAAGATCGAATATTCTGCCGGAAAACTCAAAGTTAAGATCTTCACGTTTTAGAATATTCTTCCAAGTTACACCAAACTGCATATAAGAATTATATGTTACTGATACCAGTTTTTGTAATTCTGTGTCAGGAATCAAATAGTCTTTTAAAACTTGTACTTTGTCGTTGGTGCTAGTTGTAGCATTAAGACGATCGTGAAGACGATTAAGATTAAACAGTAATTCTCTGTCTCTTGGTGTGTTAACCAATCTACGATTATTCATTATGCATACTCCCAATGACCGTTAATAGCAGCATCAAAATCAGGATTAGCTTCACAGTATGCATCAAAATCAAAGTCATCATCTGTATCATCAAAACTAGCAGTGATAAATGGACCGTCTTCGTCAACATCAACATCAAAGTCGCCTGCAATGTAGTTTGGAACATCTCTGTCCAAATCAATTTCTGTTGAAATAAAATCAGGAATGAACTCTACACCTGGAGAAAGCGCAACGCCGTCTACATATTGTGGTTCGTTCTCATCCTGTTCTGCTAGTTCCTGAAAATAACTTGTATCTAGTAAATTTCCCATATTATCTGTAACCTCTTTGTTTATTGATTGTAAATCTATCATATTTGATATACTAATCTAGCCCTTTTTCGCGACAAAGTAAAGGCTTTTTTTTGCTTTTTTTAAAGTTTTTTTAGAAGTTTCCATCTGCAACCTGGAAAGTATTTAAACCTTCACTTCTCCACATATCAACTACTTTTGTTCTATCGTCTACAACTAAGAATACTGATTCTTTTCCTAGTTCTTCCAGCCACTCTTTTTTAAGCTCTGCATCATCAACAAACTTCATATGTTTCGGTCTCATCCTTAACATATCCCAATTAATTTCATTCTGTTCCAACCATCTTTCTGTAGCTGCTTGAGTAACGTTTAGACGTCCTGAGAATATTGCAACTCTAAATCCCTTATCAAACATCATCTTTGCCAATAACACAACGGGCAAATTAGGTTCATCTAATGCTATGTTCTTAGGATCAAAGAATACATCCCAGTCCATCTTCTTACTACCACTTTGTGCTAGATCACGCCTCTTTTCTATATTGGCAAGTGTGCCATCTAAATCGAATATAACTGTATTACGCATGTAAAGCCTCCAAAACCATTGAGTGACCGATCTCTTCAACTAAATGATCTTCTTCTTGAATCCCGCAGTGATCATTACAGTCTGAGCAAATCATATGATCTTCATATACATCAGCTGCACAGCAGTCAGATAAGATCTCATCTTCATCGTCATTAAAAGTTCCAGTTAATTGGATTGTAAAATTTGTATTTTTCATTGTAACCTCTTATTTATTATGCTATAACTTAAGCCTTTTTCGCGAGAAAGTAAAGGCTTTTTTTCACTTTTTTTAAAATAATTTTTTGTAATTATCTCCCTCTATCAAGTGCTCTGATGTGTGCATATGTACTTCGTCTGGATATGCCCTTAAGAATTTATCAGCCATTGCATAATAGTCATCATAAAACATATTAGTGTGTATCTTATAATTCTCTTGTAGTCCAAGACCTTCGATTATTTCATATGTTGGGTATGCTATTTCCCAGTTAGTTGCTGACATGTCTGTTGTTCTAAACTTCTGTACAACATCGTTCTCCACATGATCTTCAAACTTCTGCATAAATGCGTCTATAACATCGTCTTTGTTTCTTTTTATTATGTGTATCTGTGCATCAAAATTCTCTACTAGCCAAGGTATGTGTGGCAACCAATAATGTCCCATATCGAGATGTGTGTTACAGTCTGGACTCCACTCGACAAGTTGTTTAACACGGTCTATAAATTTATTCCTAAGCATCTCTGTATGGTTGTGATTTTCTATATCCCACGGAAGCATGAATTGTTCGTCTCCCATCATCGCAGACGGTATGTCTGGATCAGCTTCAATCTTTTTCCATAGTGTACTGTGTCCGGATCTGTTAACTCCGGTAACGTATATGCGTTTTATTTCTCTCATATTAGTATTGCCCTTTTTTCTGTATGAGTTAGGTGATGGTAATCCGGAATATAGACACACATCATCTGCTAACACTTTATTGTCTTTAGTATGTTTAGGTTCGTATGGACACATTAAGCATCCATGCCCACAACAATAGCCCCTGTCTATTAAAAACTCTCTAGATAACATTTAAATAGGAAGTATATTCAATAAGATGTATTGGTCCATTGCAACTTTAATTATAAAACCCAGGCCGATACCAATACCGACCCCGATCAAAATTAATATTATATCAAAATCATCATTCATGCGTCTTTAACGAAAAAATTTTTTCCGGCCCTAATTTAATTCCGGGGCGAACTCATATGCTTCGTCAACCACCAGAAATGTTAATATCCATTTACGGTCCGGACCATCATCCCACTCCTCATAACCGGATAACTTACATGTATTGGTGGTCATACGATCCACCACCTCATCCATCTGACTCTCAGCATTACATATAATCAGTATCTCGTTACCCCGCGTACGGACCATCACTTTATTTTCGGGCCGATTATAAACCGTATCATGCTTCATTACGTTCTTTTTTGTAGGGATTCCAGTCTTCACCGTCCTCCACCCAGTCATCCAAGTCCCAGTCGGGCTCGCGAATACCACGTTTAACTTCCATTGCTTCTACTTGTTCCGAGGCCTCGATTAGCGCGGATTCCATCATATCTTTATTATGCCTATACCATGCGAGTCTACCGATATAGAATGCTCGAGCTATTAGAAATCCGATAATCGCATATAATAGTTCATTCATAATCCGCTCCTTTAGTTATAAGTATCACGATCCCTTAGCTTTATTCATACTAGCCGGAAGGGTGTGACCCTCTAGTTTTAATTGTTGTTCTATTCTGCTCTCTAAAATCTGTTTCCAATTGAGCGGTGCGCTAAGACTCTCTATCAGACTATTAGTAATCGTAATCCGCTTCATCTTAGCCGACGGGGTAGGGACAATAGCAATAAACTTAATATGTGTATAGGATAGCTGGTTCATAATCCGGACTATATTCGTATTGGTAGGATCGGCAAACCCCCGATTAATTGTACGGTGTTCACCCCGCTCATACATCTCTAGCCGCTGCCCAAACTTGTATGTCTCACCCACCTTCAGTACCTCTATACCCTCGGTACCCGGCCTGTATGCTATCATGATATAAGCTCCTGGCCCCACTGTATTTAAGCGCTTACGATCCGTTCCACGGTTAGTTTTATAGTCTGTATGTAGTGTAAAGGTGCATCCTCGTAGGTCGTTGGTGGGATTGGTCCACGGCTCCGATATCTCTAGTTCTCCTAATATCTTGCACTCTAGTTCGTCATCCGGCTTGGAGCCGTATTTGGCTAGCTCGAGTATCTTTTGTAATGTAGGGGTGTATTTCATAAGTAACCTCTTAATATTATATCTAAATCTAACACTTCTCGGGGTAAAAGTAAAGGCTTATTTTCCAATAAGGTGAAATAGTTGTTACGGCATGCCGTATATAGTATATATTTTAGTATAGGTTAAAAAAGTATACGTGATATAAAATTGACCTTGTGTGAGAAGAAATAAAAAAAGGAGCTCTCGATTTCGGCAGAGAGCCCCTGATTTTGCTTAACGGAGGTTAGTTAATTATTCGGTATCTTCAACATCGGTGAATAGCTGTTCTTCAGAGCTTCCGCCGGTGAACTTCTGCAGGACCTGTTTTACATAGGTTCTCTCGGATTCCAATCCACCAGTATTATCGAAACGTGGGAGGATAGTTACCTCGGCAGCCTCGGCCAGTGTAAACCCATCGGATAAGAGACCGGCGGCTTCTACACTTGTTCTAGTACTTACGTGTGTACTAAGCTTACCTTCATCACCAGCAGATTCGATACGTGTCATATAGGATAATTCGGCAAGATTAGTTAGCACCTCGTTATCTACTGTTGGGTATAGGGCGGATAGTAGACCTAATTCCTGGTCCTTGTTTAGGACGTCCATCTCTATCTGTGTAAACCTATCTACCAATGCTCTGTCCATAACTCTGGTTGAGGTGTATTCATTACCTATATTAGCAGTAGCGACAAATGTTACCCCTTTTGCAACCTTAATGGTAGCCTGTCCATCGGCTTCATCCAACCGAAGGTATCTTTGTCCTTCGTCCAACACGGTCATCAGGATGTTCCACGCATCTGGATGAGCCCTGGATAACTCATCTAGAAGTATAACGGCATTTTCAGTCTGTATAGCCTTAACAAATAATGACTCGGTGAAATAAGTACCTGAGTCTTTGTTAAAATGCGTGTTACCGATTAAGGTAGCTCGGGGATCTTGCGTTGCGCCTAAGTTGAAGTAGAAGTCAGGCCTATCTAATGAGGTTACAAGGGCCTTAGCTGACATTGTCTTACCGCAACCGGCAGGACCTGTCATCATTATATTCTTACCTCTTACGGCGGAACGCACCAGATATTTCCACTTTAGCTCATTCATAACTAAACTTCCAGGTTTGAGCTTATAACTGGTATGGATAAAGTTAAGTATAGCATCATTATCAGAAGGTATCTCTACCGCCTCAGTAGCCGCAGGAATATTAGCTCTAGTATTAAATTCATCCATCGGTACAGGTCTCCAATAAGGACGGCCTGTAGAGCCAATGATCTCAGCTAGTGCGTTATTATCTTCTAATGCCACGGTCTTCCACTTCTTAGAAGGACCGTTAACTTTATTACCATTAACGTCCATTGCAACTAGACGTGTACCTTGTTGTTGTATCTTAACAACCTGTGTATCTGGATTTAAATTGTATTGTTTCATGTGTAACCTCTGTTATTCTTATTTATTTGATATACTAATCTAACCCTTTTCTGGGACAAAGTAAAGGCTTATTTTAAAATAAATGAAATAAATTTAGTAAATATCAGGCGGCTGGTCGTAGTCTTGATCGGGGATATATGTGCTATCGCTATCCTCCGTAGCAAAGTCTTCGGTCTTGGGCTGGAATCCGTTGGCACGGTGTAAACCCTGCAGGTGTCGTCGCTCTCCTACATTAAGCTTACGTCTCTCAAAGAACTCCTGTATATCTAACATGTCGAATAAGACTTTACTGTTGGTGGTATTGCCCATCTTTATATAGGGTAGGGAGCC